TATGCTGAACAGTCTTTTAAAAATGTTGTCTTTGGCCGGCACGAATTTAAATTTACATAATAAAATTTATGAATTTTCTCCTGTTGAATTTGTAGAAAAATCTTTTAATGATGATAGTCATAAAACAAAAAAAATTAATTTATCTTCTATAGCTAAAAATCTTCCTGAAAAATTAAATTTAGATGTTATTTTATCTGATATAAAAACGCTACCTCAAAATGCATCATTAAAATACTCATCATCAAAACTTTGGATTCTTGCGATACATGAATTAAGAAATTTATTATTTTCTCATTCAAAAAATTTGCTAAATGAAAATAATCAAAAAAATACAGATGATAATTTTTCAACTTTACCAAATGATGGATTTTTTAGACTTGATCTAGAAAAGTTCAAGACCGCAATAGGAAATATTAATATTTCTCCTTCGACACAACCTGTTGTTCAAAATTCATCTCAACCAGACATGGGGCTAAACATGGGCGTGATTAATTCATCTATGGCTTCATCAATTGGTTCTATTAATAAAGCAATGGGAAGCATTGATTATCTTTTAAACATGATAAAAGATGATGAATCTAAAACCGCTTTAATATTTCATTTAATAACAAAAGAGCTTAGACATTCATTATGTTTTGACTCAGAATCTCAAGCATTAAAAACGTTTAGGGGTCCTGGCACGTCTCCAATAACATCAAAAAATTTCTTTGATAGTGTGTTTGGAATATATCCAGCAAATAAAGATATTTTTCAAAAGTCTCCAGATTTTACAGCTGTCAATTCTAGCTTGATGGATTTATGCTATTCTAGAGATTTATCGAATCAAAATCGTGCAGTTCTTAATTTAGAAGAAAAAGAGCCAATTCATATTAGTAATGAATTGGTAGTGGGCTCAAAATATTTTTTTGATGCTGAAACGATATTCACTAATGTTGTTGGTCAAACAATCAACATAGAAAGAATAGACAATTTTCAAAGATTGTTAAGCCGTCTAGACAATAACTTTTTTGATATCATGTCAAACTTTGGTCTTTTGCCGACCGACGATTCTGCGTTTGTTGCACAACAACAAGACGCAAACGAACAATCACAAAAACCAGAAGTAGTTTCGCTTGATCCAGTAGCGTTTTTTGAAAACGTTATGTCGTATATCGTAGATGAAAACGGGATGTCAAAAATTTATCAATTTAATCCTAACGATTCTACGGGCATATATTTCTTCAAGCAATCAGACAGAGGAGTTGCAGCTATGTTTTCATTAGCTGCTCAAGAAAATGATTTTGGTCGCTCAGTTAGATCATTACTATTTTTTCTAATAAATGACATTGCTAAATCTGGAGAAGATGTTGAAATTGATAAAGCATTATTTAATACTCTGCGTTCCGGAGGATTTGAGAAAAATCAAGATGTAGAAAGCAAAATAGATACGCTCAAACATAATCTTGATGAATACATAAAAAATCAGTTTAACGTTTATTCTTCTATGTCTACTGATGCAGCGCTAGTTGAAATTACAAAAAACTTGCGTGGTATGTATGAAAATGCAAAAGCTGCGCCTTGGGAATCTTATGTTCCTTGCAAATTTGATAATGCTCAGTATCTAGGTCAAGTTATTCGTTCAAATTCTTTTATTAAAGATTTAGCAAAAATCATGAAAGAATTTAAAGATGCATATGTCAAATATGCATGTAAAGGTGGCTCAAATTCAAAATTTCAACAAGTTAGTGTTGATACAATGATGTTGCTATTTTTTAATGGTATTTGTAGAATGATATCATCGTTTTCAGATAATACAGTTGTGTCAATTTCCATCGATGACACAACAGGCGGCGAGTCTATTCAGGCTGGAGGGAATGATGCTGTCGGTACAAATGCTTTAAATATTTTAGGTTTTGCAAAATACGGTTTAGTTTTATATGTTAACGTTGAAAGTACTCCAAAGAGTATAATCAAAAAACAAATAAGTTCTTATATTCAGAAAGAGTTAAAAACATTACTAAATGTATCATTTGGTGTATTAAACACACTTGACGTTTTAAGCTCAAATATCAAGACAATAGATTCTGCTATAAAAAAGTTTAGTTCAGAAGCGATAGGGTACTTGTTAAGATATCTTAACAATGATGCAAAAAAGTTATCTTTAGTTCTTAAAGAACCTCAGTTAATGTTGATGTTATCTACGGTCGAAGATACATTTCAATCTTTTAAAAGTTTTTCAGATGATGACAAGGAACCAGAAGAAGAAGATCTTTTTACAAATTACATAGAAAACATTTCTTATTATCCAAAAATGACAGAAAACTTTGAATTATTGTTCAAGGACAATAAAGAGTTTACTACAAAAAAAGGTTATAATAAAAAGATTTTATCAGTTGGAATTCCGCAAGGCTTGTTTGAAAGACTATTAAAAACTTCTTCTAGAAATACAAAAAACAGTAAACATGATGATATTTTTAAAGTCTGTGTTTATAAAACAGACCTTTTAAACGGCGATATTATCTATCGACCAAAAATATTTTTATTTGAAGCATCGAGGTTCCCAATCAGAAATTATGGCAGCCTCCGCAGAACAAGAAATTCAGATTATCATGAAATCTTTAAAGCAGTTCCAACAAGAAATTATTCATTGTTTACTGATATAAAGTCAATAGACACTGGAAATCCTGAATACTGGGATGATAAAAGCAACGCTTTTGGTGCAGAATACTCTTTCTTATCTAGAGATGAAAAAAACGAAATAATTGAAAATCACGTAACTAGTTTTTTACTTGAAAATTATCTCAAAATTGTAACGGGTATGACGTTTAACGACGTGAATTTTAATTTAGACTCAAGGGAAGTTGAAGCGTTATTGGGATTAATGAATGATGAAACGTTAAAAGAAAAAATTAATAAAACCTTCAACGTTTTAGAAAATCGAAAAATTAAAAACTCTAATAACGTTTCAAAATCTATTTCAAACGTTTTAGGTGTCGGAGGAAAGAACCTATATTCAAATCAGGTTTCTTCATCTACAAATACAACTTCTATAAGCTCTAATCAAAATAACACAAAATTTTTTAAAGCTAGCGCAAGTTCGAATGTTGGTATGTTGTCATTTCCAAGAAGCGTTAATGCAGCAAGTGAAATATTTCAGAACCCAGATGCATATATTTCTAAAATATTGCAACCAAAAAAGTTTGATAGAGTTTTTAATATAATATTTGATCCAGAGTTTCAAGTAGATTATGAAAAAACGATTTCGACGACATTAGGAGCACAAAAGTTTGACTTTCTTTTAAAGCAAGAAAAGTTTATACAATACAACAATACAAAAAATGAATATGTCGATTCGGATAAATCTCCTAACGACACATCTTTAGAGAATTTTTTTATATCTATCGAAACTCATGCTGAAGAATACGTTCTACCTCTATCTGTAAAAAAATCAGCAAGTTCTTTTGAAACAACAATTAAGGCTAACTTAGTTTCTAACACAACTAAAAACGTATATAGAAAGTAGGTCGAAGTGGGCGTCAAATCAATTCCTTCAAGAATCATTTATACTGCTGACGTACCTGAAGTTACAAACTTAAAAACTGAGTTTGTGTATAAGTACTATGTTACAAATGAGTGCATAAAAGACAAAGATATTTTGACAGATGATGCTATAAAAAGCATGAATATTTCTCAAGATATTATAAGTAAAACAGGTTCTGAAATAGCCGAAAAATACCTCGATTATGCAGAGAAAAAATTTCCAAGATATGTGAAAATTACATTCAAAAGGCCTTCTATTCCATATTCTGCAATTAAAGATTTAATCACAAAAAACTTTAGCAAAATTGTTGATGAACAAAAGTTTTCATCAAATTATTTTACTTCTTTAAATTTTAGCAACGGAAACATCGATAAGAATGCCGGAGATATTTTTAAAGAATCAAGCAAAATAACAGTAGATTCTAATACTAAAAAAGATGGCGTCTCTGTCAACAGTTATCAAAATATAAAAAATTCTATTGGATCATCAAACATAAACGTAGTTTCAAATATTTTTAATCAGCAAGAGTTGATGAAAGGCACTGTTTTTAGAAGTGGAGAAGGGAAAAAGAACTTAAATCTTTATTTCGAAAAAATAAAAGGGTTAAACTTTTATTCGCAAATCAATAATAACGTTTTATTCGATCTTACTTCACAAGGTTCAAATTCAACATTAAATGTTCATAAACAAGCTCTTGAAAAAGTAAATAAAACTGCAAAGTCTTTGATTAGATCAAATGGAAATTTTGATTTAACTGAAGACGAATTTAAACCAAGTGTACCCTACTATAAGATAACTACAAACAATGTAGACGTATCATCCCCAGTCAACGTTTATTTGGCAGGTTATGTTATTGAAAAAGTTGAATTATTTTCAGATGGCACACAAAAAAATCATGAACCGATAATCATAGAAAATGGAGGAACGTCTAGCTTTTTAGATCTTAACGTAAGGTATGGGACTGTTTACCTCTATAAGGTAAAATCTATCGTTAACATAAGTTTCCCAGCGATAGAAAATTCTAGTGCAAATACATCAATGATCAGTAGCTTGATTAGTTCAAAACCAGTATCATCATATGTAGAAACCACTGAAAACTTAGGTCCTCCTCCACCAACTAATGTAAAGTTTGTTTGGAACTATGACAGAGTTAATCCTTCTACTGCAATGTTTGATCCAAACAGCAATAAACCTTATCCCAATACTGGAATAAGAGGATCATTAATGATTTATTGGTCTTTTCCAATAAACCCTCAAATGGATATAAAGAAATTTCAAATTTTTAGAAGGAAAAAAATAAATGAACCTTTTGAGTTAATAAAGGTTTTTGATTTTGCTGATGGATCAGTAGTTTTCCCAGATTTAGAAGAAACGATAAACCAGAGCTTAATAGAGAAAACTCTATACCCAGAGTGCAGTTATTATGATGACGATTTTTTAAAAAAATCCGAGTACATATATGCAGTTGCTGCGATAGATGCTCATGGATTAACATCAAACTATTCAGAACAATTTAAAGTTTCTTTTGATGCTTATAAAAACAAAATTGAAATTAAACTAGTTTCAGTTGCAAATTGCCCTAAACAATATCCGAATCTATATGTGCAGCAGGATCTTTTTATCGATACGATAAAAACATCCAATAAAAAAACAATGCACGTTTATTTTAGTCCAGACTGTTATAATGTAATAAATGGGTCAGAACAATTAACGAATGTTCTAAATTCGTCTAAATTTGGTTCTAGTTATAAAATGAACTTTATTAACATAGAAAATCAAAAAAGTTGTCAATTGAATATAAACATCAATGACCTTCGTACTGTAAAAGCTAAATCAAAGGTGTCTTCGAACAATTTTAATTTAAAAAGCTAACCTTAAAATTTACTTGTCTAATAGTTACATGTAAGATTTTTTAGTTGAGTTATCATGGGTTTTTTAGATCATAGTACTAATAATATAATTTTAGATGCAGTCCTTACTGATACTGGAAGACAGTTTCTTTCTAGAAACAACGGGGATTTTACTCTGTTTAAATTTGCGTTGGGAGATGATGAAGTCAATTACGCGATTATTTCAAAATATGGAAGATCGGTCGGAAGAGAAAAGATTGAAAAGAACACTCCAATATTTGAGGCTCTTACAAATCAAGCGCACGCTCAAAAATATAAATTGATTAGCGTTTCAAACTCCAATTTAATTCGTCTTCCACGGTTTAACTTTAGTGGTGACAACGCTTCATCAAATGAAGTAGTCACTGTTTATACAACAACTGGGACTGGAAGACAAACGTCTTCAGCATTGCTGTTTGAGCAAACATTGTTAAATGAAACGTCTATTGACGTAGAGTTACGAGATCAAACATTTTTAGTAGATGTACCAAATCTTTTCTTGGTCATCGATAACGGGTCCAAAACTCCAAATAACATTGACAATCAGCAAAGAGCATACTACACATTAACAAGTTCAGGAAGAACAAGTAGTTTAGGCTCATCTCTAAGCTTTAAAATTAATTCTAAATCATTAACACAAACGGTGTTTGATGTTTATGGAACGGGAACAACTCGTGATACTATTAAGAGTTATGTTAGGGTAACTGGAATGCAGTCCGGTGCCGTAAAAGATATAGCAGTTCAAATTAAGAAGTAAAATTACATGGCAACGTTTAAGAACCTAGAACCATCAGACATCAAAACAGCTCGTTCTTTTTTAAGTCAGCTCATTGACGTAATTCAAGAAGATATAAGCGGTTCAACATCAAGAAGAAAATATCAAGTTTTCGTAACTGGTGGTATCGGTCCTGGAATTACTTCATCGTTGTTTCAAACCATTTATGATCAAGATTTTACTCTTCAAACAGCAAACCCTGTGTTTGATTGTACTGTAGGGTTATATCAAAACTCAGACGTAATTTCATCATCTCTAGCTTCTGTAGATTCAGTAGGAAAAGAAGTCTTTCCATCATCGTCATTAATGATGAGGGAAAAAATGGACAATTATAGACAATTTTCTCAACTTCTGTTAGGCGATGCAGATTCACAATTCATCGCTCCGTATGGTTCTGCTTCTCCAAATGACCAAATCGATGCAGCTTTTTTTATTGCATTTAAGAGATTGTTCTCAAGAGATCAAATTAAACGGGAATCTTTTGCAATGAGATTCTTCCAGACAGCTTCATTATCAAGATATGACGGCGGGACAAACATCCCTAACCTTTACAAAACTTCAGAAACTGGAGTCTCCATATACACTGACATCGGCGCTTCAACTTCAAAACTTACGGAATTTGGAGGACAATTAGGAAATATCGTTGACGCCGCTGACACAAATAGAACAGTAGGACTATTGTTCTACGATCGTGGTATCGCAGTTCTTGATCTCGAAAAGATCACCTCTTCAAGCCAATTTGTGTCAGGAACAATCGACGCCATGACCCCAACCGGTTTTACTGTTTTAGGGGCATCTGGTACCGAAACATCAGGAAAATCAAAGTTTATTCCTGATTTTATTGTTTCAGGGTCGATCGACAACATCGTTGATAACATCTGCGCTACAAGATTTAGTTCTGGTTCACAAACTGCCATAACATTTCAGAACACAACAAACATTAATAGCACTTTGATATTCTGTCGTGCATCTGCTGATGAATTCAACTACTCATCAAATCCAACATTCACTGACTCTAATAATAGAATAGTAGTAATAGAACCAGGAAGCGAAGACACACAACAGACATTTACATTCGTAACCTCAATAGGTTTGTATGATGCCAATGACAATCTTCTAGCCGTAGCTAAGCTAAGTAGACCAGTTGAAAAGAGTCCGGAGCGGGACTTAACATTTAGAGTTCGATTAGACTTTGCGAAAAAGAAGTCAAGAAGTTACACAAAGTAATATCACGTTATAGTTATAGCTTGATGAAACAATCAAGCTATAATTGTAAGAATTGCAAAATTGATTTTCTTTCAGTAAAGAAAAAAACGTTTTGTTGTAAGGAATGTTATTTCTTGTCTAGAAAGAAAATAGTAACGAATATCTGTGTTGTTTGTAACAAACAATTTGTTGTTCCTTACAGATTTAGAGAAAAAAAGACATGCAACCAAGATTGCATGAAAATTTCAATTTCAAAATCTTTAACGAGTAGCATTACAAAGCAATGCCTAAATTGCAGTAAAGCTTTTGAAGCAACTAAGTCTTATGAAAAAAAAGCGAAGTACTGCTCTTCTGATTGCTTTTATCATCATAAATACGAAAGAGATTCTAAGATAATATCAAAAATCTGCGAAGGTTGTGGAAAAGAATTTCAAAAAGATTTTATAAAAAGGCACGTTAGATTCTGCTCAAAAAACTGTGCTTTTTCAGGGTCTAGAAACCCTATGTATGGTAAAGAAAATGGGATGTGTGGTAAGAAAGCTTGGAATAATGGTCTTACAACTAAGACAGACGAGAGGCTTTTAAACGCAGGAAGAAAAATTTCAAAAATTCAAAAAAGACAATTTGAGTCAGGAATGCGTTCCAATTATGGAAAAAAAAATCCGATGTTCGGAAAAACAAAAGATTTAATGACGCAAGAACAAAGAGAAAAATATTCAAAAGCAGCAATTGAAAGAGTTATAAGCGGAGTTTCTGGATACAAAACAGGACATTTAAACGGAACGTATGATTGTAAAAAATCATCTTCTGTTAAATTTAAGTCTTCTTGGGAACTTGCTGCAATGATGTGGTGGGATGATTGCGAAGAAGTAGTATCATATCAATATGAGCCAGAGATCGTTAGATTAAAAGATGGTAGAAGAGCAATACCAGATTTCAAAGTAGAGTATGTTAATGGCGCTGTTAAGATATTTGAAATTAAGCCAACACAAATTCAACAATTAGAATCAGTGAAAGAAAAGTTGAATCTAGTAAAAGAAGCCTTAAATTCTTTTGGAATAAGTTATGAACTTTTGGGTGATAAAGAAATTAAATTAATGATAAAAGATCTAGGAGAAAATTTTAAAAATGAAATCGAGCGCTATAAAAGTGGGAAATAGAGTTTATTCGATAGCATCAGTAGATGATGCTACTTTTGATTTAGTTCTTTCGCAAAAAGGCGTACAAGACCCAGAAATAAAAAGTTTTATTGATTATGATGATCAACTAATTTTAGTTAGAGATAGACTACAAAGCGATCACAAAAAAGAGCTATTACTACATGAGCTTCTTCATTCATGTATGGAAGATTCGGGAATGGTTCAAGACGAATTTGTTGAAAACTTTATTAAGGTTTTATCTCCAAGATTAATTGGAATTGTTGAAGAATTACCTTTAGTGTTTTCAGAAGCAGTTTAGATGTCATTGTCTTTTTAGTGATGTATAATTACTTGGGAATTAAATGTCTATATTTAAGGTCAATCAGACTGATTTTCAAAGTGTAACAATCGCGACAAATCCGTCAAGACATTATTCTTCTAGTTCCAGCGGCGTAACAGGATCAGTCTTTGTTTTTGCTAGAAGATCTGATATAGAAAAAGAAGTTGCACCGTTATCTTCATTTATAGAATCGACACACGACGATTCTGATTTAACTTCTACATTAGAGAACATAAAAGCTATAGCCAAGAGTAAAAACAATAATTCTCAAACAACTTTTAACATCTTTAATCAATTAAACGCTTATTTGAAAGCTGCGAATGATCAAGGTATTTCTGCGAAAAAACAAAAAGCTTTAGATGTGATCAGGTTTACGCCTTCTTTTAATTTCACGTCAAATACCTTAAGGAAGCTTGTTGTTAAAGAAAATTTATCTGATTATTATCGCGCATCCTATCCTTCAGCACATTGGGCATATTCAAATTATCATTGTTTAAATTTCTTTTCTTCTTCTACTGTTCCTACTTCTTCAGTTTTGCTTTATCCAAATGATGATAATGGAATTCTTCATGAAGGATATTCATTTGGAAGATATGCACTTAGCGGAGCATTTAGTTTTGATTTTTATATAAACCCAAGATATAAAAACTTAGATTCTACTGGTCATTTTAAAGCTGCAACGATATTTCACCTATCTTCCAGTTACGCATTGTCTTTAGTAACAGGATCATCAAAAGATGAAAATGGATTTCCAAACGCCTTTCGCTTGCAGCTTCAATTAAGTCATAGCTCAGATATAGCACCTTCTGTTGCTTCATTTGGTTCTTATCCTAAAAATTTGGTTTTTTTATCTGAAGACAATTCTTTAAAATGGAACCATTGGCATCATGTAGTCGTCCGTTGGGGCACTAACTTGATTAATCAAGGAACTGGATCATTTAATATTGACGGAGCTGACAAAGGGACATTTTCTATATTTTCTGGAACAGTTGCACCAAAAGTGTATCCTGATAATGGGATGACTCCAACAAATCCTGATGTTATGTGCTTGGGAAATTATTATGAAGGTACAAACTCAGGAAACAATGAATTAAAAAGTTTTTTTGCTGCAGATCCTGCAAAAAGAGATGGATTGATTACGTTAAAACCAGCGACGTCAATAGACGCACCTGATCGTTATCAATTTAATCACCCTCTTAAAGCAGAATTACATGATATTTCTATCAAACAATTTTATGTGACCGACGCTGATATCGCAGCTTCAAGTTCAACTGGATTATCAAACGTTGGTTATGATTCAGGCGTTTGCTTTTATGTTCCTCCATTTTTTGTAGAGTCTTCTTCAATTAGGCGATTTGTTGGAGATCATGGAGGAATATTACAAACTCCATTTCTAGAAGTAGACGGTACAACTTCTGATCCTTTTAACGTTGCTTTATCTTTTGGAGTTGGTGGTCATTACATTAACTCTGAAAACTTTTTAAAAGATTTTTCTTCTGGTCATAATCCTAGGCAACATCATCTGACCGGTGTTGCATTAGATACAACCACAACAGTAAGATCTGCAAACGACTTTTTATATGATCAAAGCTTCATAAGAAAAAGAAATCTAATGATACTTCCTTGTGACGATGGAAACTTTTATCCAAATTATGATCTTTTGAATTATGAACCGTTACAAAATCTCTACGTCGATGACTTGAATAATCGTACAATCGGATTTATCGATCTTAATAATATGTTGTCAACGTCATCTATGCTATTTAAGACTTCTTTTGAAGGAACTTCTAATTCTGGAAAGTCTATAGAAGATGCAAATTTGTTTGCAAATGAATTAGTAGGATTCACCCCAGAGGAACCTTCTGCAGCTGCCGGTCCTTCATTTACAAATTATCAAAGATCTATTAATAAATCGATTGAAAGCGGAAATTTTAACCAAGGGTTACAAGAGAAAGCGCCTTTAGCTATTTTTCAAAGGACGCAAGATTCATCTTCAAACCAAGTCGTTTTCTTTGACATTAGCAACCTGTATTACGGTCTTAGAATTTTGCCTGGTAGTTTTATCATATCGGACTCTATGATGTCCGGCAGCGGCGGGGCTGTTGGAATTACAATTAAAGATGATGGAAATGGAACACTTCATCGAGCAGATTCAGACACAAAAGCATCAACGTGGAATTCAGTCGGAACAATATTCTACAACGAAGGAATAATTGCGATTAAAAGTCCTCATCTTTATTTCTTTGGTAAACATCAATATGAAATGTCTTTTAAGGGTGAGCAGAACATTCATGTCCTACGATTAGAATCTGTTGCACCCGCAAATCATCTTAATTCTTCATCAAATCCATCTTTTAAATCGTTACCTTCATCATTAAAACCGAATGAAACTGACATGGATTACGTATATGTGTCAGGAATAAATTTTCATGATGACAATCTTAACGTTGTAATGAAAACTCAACTTGCTCAACCAATTATGAAAAAGCATTCAGAAAAGTTGCTGTTCAAAGTTAAGTACGATTTTTAATATGCCTCCAAAGAAACCTCATAAACGGAAGAGAAAACGTAAGGGTCATTATCACAGGGGTACCTACTCTTCTCCGATTGCAGGTGAATGTAAATACCGTTCAGGATGGGAACAAAAGTACATGGTACACTTGGATGAAAATCCTGATGTTGTTTCGTGGTCTTATGAAAAGCTCATTATAGAATACATTTCTAATCAGAAGACAAAAAAGGTCCGCAAGTACTATCCAGACTTCCAAGTTGAGTACAAGGATGGAACTAAGGTTGTGATAGAGATCAAACCGTCTCGTAAGTTAAATCAACCTACGGTAATTAAGAAGGTAAGGGCTGCAAAAGAATGGTGCACGACCCATGGGTTGACCTACAAAGTGCTTACGGAAATAGAATTAAAAGATATGGGTCTACTTTAACAAGATTTTACTAAAGGCATCCTGAGTTAACAATAAATGTGTGTCATCATTAATTCTGGGATTGGATGTTTCAACGTCGGTGACGGGTGTCTGCATCATCAATCCTGACATTCAACCTGATGATAAGGGATCACACATTCTTCACCTAGACAGAATCGAATTCAAGAAATGTAAGACGTTGTGGGAAAAAGCTGATCTTACTGCCGTCGAACTCTCTGAGTTATTCAAAAAGTTTCCTGGTGAATATCGCGTGGCACTAGAAGAGCCACTCATGGGGTTTCGTGCAGGGATGTCTTCTGCTGCGACAATCACTACCCTCATGAGGTTCAACGGCATCGTGTCGTACATCTCAAGGGAGATATTCAAGGTTGATCCTGAGTACATCTCTTCATCTCACGCGAGAAAACTCTGTGGAATTAAGATGCAGCGGACGTCAATAGCCGGCATAAGTGGAAAAGAACAGGTCTTTAAATACATGTCAGAACATGACCTCAAACATGTCCAATGGCCCCTAAAAAAGAATGGTAAGCCTATTGATGCTTCTCGCGACATGTGTGATTCCTATGTGATTGCCCGGGCTGCTAGCATCCAAGATTAGTTGAAAAATGACTGACCAATAGATTACTGTTGTATCGTGGTCCATTCTCTCACGGATAAGCTGAAGTTTTATGAGTCGATCTTTGGTCGAGGTCGAATCTCTGGAAACGGTCTCAACTTCGATGTCAGGTGTCCTATCTGCGCCCCGACAGATCCGACTAAAAAGAAGTTGGCCATCCGTACAACTGATGATGCGTGCCACTGTTGGGTATGCGGTTGGAAGGCCCGGAGCCTTGCTCCTTTATTACGGAAATATGGGACACAGGAACACCTGAACGCATATCGGGAATTAACTGGACAAGGTGGCAGGTCGGATCTGGTAACCGCAGATGTTGAGAAGATCCAGAAGATAGAGTTGCCAAAGGATTTTCGATTGTTGACCCTGGCAAATGAGATGGACCCAGACGTCAAGGCGGCATGGAGGTACGTTTATTCTAGGGGATTGACTGACCGTGATGCCTGGTACTTCAAGTTTGGAGTCTCTGATGAACAGAGATGGAAGAGAAGGGTCATCATGCCGTCCTTTGATTCTAGCGGTGAATTAAATTACTTTGTGGCTCGAGCAGTGGACAAAGACAAGAAGCCAAAGTATGACAACCCAGATGTAGATAAGAACCCTGTGGTCTTCAATGAGATCAACTTGGATTGGAACAAACGGTTGGTTCTCTGCGAGGGACCATTTGACATGGTCAAATGTCCAGAGAATTCGACTGCGTTGTTGGGGTCAGACCTTGATGAACGACATGAGGTATTCAACAAAATTCTTCTACATGGAACGCCTGTTGCTTTGGCTCTCGATGGTGACATGTGGCAGAAGAAAACCCCACGGATCGTGAAGAAACTACAAGAATACAACGTGGATGTCGTAGTAGTGGATGTGAGACCATGGGGAGATCCCGGAAACATGTCCAAGGCTGAGTTCGAAAAAGCTCTTTCTGAGGCCAAACCTTTATTCTGGGAAGACAGGTTCTTGACCAAACTGGATAAATTCGTTTCTTCTAGTTTTAAGTTTTAACAGCTTATTGAACACTAACCGTTAATGTGGTACATTAATTGATCAATGGTACGAATTGCTCATACGGCCGACATCCACATTCGGTCTCTTTCTCGGCATGATGAGTATCGTGAAGTATTCACGGCATTCATTAAAGATTGTAAGAAGAATAAGGTCGATCACATCTTCATAGGTGGTGACATCTTCCATACAAAGACAACCGGAATTTCTCCCGAATATATTGATTTCCTTACGTGGTGGTTGGAATCAATGGCCGGGGTGGCTCAAGTTCACCTCACACTCGGTAATCATGATGGAAATCTGGTAAACCTGTCCAGACAAGATGCAGTGTCTCCGATCGTATCAGCCTTAAATAACCCCAAGGTTCATCTCTATAAGAAGAGCGGGGTATATGAGTTTCATCCTGGATTCAATTGGTGCGTCTATTCTCTCTTTGATGAAGAGGGGTGGAAAGACGTGAAGCCGGAGCCTGGTAAGATCAACATCGCATGTTACCATGGCCCAGTTCATGGCGCAGTCACTGAATCTGGATGGGAACTTGACGAAGCACAATTGAAGGTTGAATTTTTTAAGGATTATCCTTATGTGTTTCTCGGTGACATTCACCAGACGCAATATCTCGGATATAGAGAAACATCTGGCGGCGAAAAGAAGCCGTGGATAGGTTTTCCAGGAACCCCAATACAACAAAATTATGCCGAGGAGTTGGATCACGGTTACTTTTTGTGGGATATCAATGATGAGAATGATTGGGATGTCAAGTTCAAGAAGCTACCAAATTCAAAACCGTATGTGACGATCCAGTGGGGCGGTTCACAAAAGGACTTTCTAAAAGAAGTCACTAAGTACCCTAAGCAATCTAGGTTCAGGATCAAGTCCCAGATGGAATTGAGCCAGGACGATGTAAGCTTTTTGAACGAGACCTTAAAGACGACCTATGCAGCAACAGAGGTTACCTTCAAATCAGAGTATCGAGCATCTAATGAGACAATCAAGACTGGATCGACAACAATAGCAAAATCTGATCTAACGTCTCCTGATGTCATCATGGGTCTGATTCAGACATATTGTAAAGAGAATGGTAACACCGATGTTGATTGGGACTCGATGTCCAGTCAGATCAAAAAGTATATGTCTGCTGTTGCATCAACTGATGATTATGTTAAGGGTTCTAAGTGGTCTTTAAGACATTTGAAGTGGGACAATACTTTTGCGTATGGTGAAGAGAATGAGATTGATTTCACCAAGCTGAATGGAATCGTTGGAATCTTTGGACCAAATCGTACTGGAAAATCTTCGATTGTTGGTACGATGATGTATTCATTGTTTAACACAACTGACAGAGGGTCGCTAAAGAACCTGCATGTTTGTAACATCAGAAAACCTTATTGTTATGCTCGGGCAATTTTTGATCACAACAGCAAAGTTTATATTACTGAGAGACAGACAACAAAATCAATTACAAAAAAAGGTGTGACAACTGCATCAACATCTCTCAACTTCTATAGGATGAGGGATGACGGTGAGGTTGACGACCTATGTGATGATCTTCGTACTGGAACAGAGAAGGCAATAAGAAACCTCATTGGTACTAGCGAAGATTTTTCATTGACCGCTTTGTCTGCGCAGGGTGACATCAATGCATTTATTTACCAAGGATCAACTAGAAGAAGAGCAACGTTATCCAGGTTCTTAGGTCTAGACATCTTCGACAAGATGTATGACATGTCTTCAAAGGATCTCAATGGATTTAAGGCGCAACTGAAAAACTTTCCCGATAGAAATTGGGATGAACTTCAGTTAAATCATGGCAAGACGATCCTAGATTTATCCGAAAAGATCGATGAACTGGTATCGTCTTCCCAGGATGCTCAAAATGAAGTCTCTGGATTGAGAACAGAGTTGGCATCTCATAAGGGTCATAAGCCTGTGACTGTAATTGATGTTCAGCTTCACGAGCAAAAAGTTAAGAGCCTAAAGACGATATGCAATGATTCATGTTCAAAGATTGACACTATTAAAGATGAGATCATCGTTTTAAAAGATAAACTAAAGATTGTTGAGGAAGTTGAAGCTTCTGATGACATTGACAGTTTGAAGAAGAAGTTATCTGCGATTGATTCATTAGAGAAGTCAATTCTTGAATTGCAACATCTTCATGACAAAGAGTCAACGTTGTTAAAGATCCAACAAAAATCGTTAAAAATTCTAGATGAAGTTCCCTGCGGAGACGACTATCCTACTTGTAAGTTTATTAAGGATGCTCATCAGAATAAGGACAAGATTGTTACACAGAACGAGAAGGCTTCGGCAACTTTAAAGAAGTTAAATGACCTTAACGATGCATTGAGCAAACTTGAGAAAGAATCTTTGGTTTCAAAGATCTCAAAGTTAGAGAAGGCAACGATGTTGTCTTCAAAATTGAACCTTGAAATATCTCGTAAAGAGACAGAGATTGAGAAGATTCGTTCAAATTGTGAAACGCTGACTGCAAATCTAAATGATGCAGAGCTTAAGTTAATTGACCTACAAGAGGCATTAAAAAATGATGAAAATTCAGAGGTTGTTTCTCTTAGATCAAAAATAGAAACATTGTCTAGGTCAATCAAAGAGCGGGATGATGCAAGGATGATGTTGGCTACGCAACGTGGTCGATTGATGTCTGAGCTTGAGAAACTCGATGCAGAGAAAGAATCAAGGGACAAGCTACTCAGGACGATGAAGACATACGAGATCATCTCAGGAGCTTTTTCAAAGAAAGGAATTCCATTGATCATCACTCGTTCACAGCTTCCTGTGATCAATGCAGAGATATCCAAGATTTTACACGGAATTGTTGATTTCTCTGTTGAAATGGAAAATGATGATGAATCAGACGCGTCTGAGATCTACATAAATTATGGAGATTCTAGGAGAATCATTGAGCTGTGTTCTGGAATGGAGAAGACCATTGCTTCTATTGCATTAAGAGTTGCATTAGTCAATGTTTCTTCAATGTCAAAATCAGATATGTTTATCATTGATGAAGGATTTGGAACACTAGATGATGCTGGGGTAGAATCTTGCAATAGACTATTGACAAGCCTTAAGAAGTTTTTTAGATTAATTTTGGTCATTACTCATGTTGATGGAATTAAAGACGTTGCTGATCATATTTTAGAGATCACAAAGAACGAAAAGGATTCAAAGATGGTGCTTGTATGAACGAATGGAAACCGTATTTGAATGATAGATTGATAAAAGAATGTGAAGGTTTCTATGTGATTAAGCCCGTTGAAGAGAGACAAATAGTCCCTCTTTCATGTCCAGTTTGCGATTATTTGATGAGAACTGTTGATGATGAAAAATCATATCGGGAGTTTGAATGTTGCGAAAGCTGTGAGACTTTTTGGGCTAGACCAAGATTCCCCTTTTGGAAAGAAGGATGGCGTCCAACAAAAGAGCAGGTTCAAGAAAAGCTTGGTGGAAGAAAAAAGATTACGGTAAATATGCTGTTTTAGTTTATCTCAATATTTAGATACTGAGGATTATTGTCTGATATGTCAGAATTAGATTACAACGCTTTAGGCCAAGCCATTGATACAACATGGGGGAGATCATCATCTCCAATCGTAAATTCATTTTCTATTAAAATGAAGTTGGTAGGACCAGACATGCTTTCAGTCACCTATCAAACTGTTGTTAATTTTGCATCAGAAAGACAAATGTTACAGGTGAAAATTCGAGAAGAAGAATTATCACTTGGCAACATTAAATCAGTCATTGATGCCGTCAAAAAGTCTTATAAGGATTTAACTTCAAAAGCATTGAAAACGAAAGAAGTTAGTTCTGGAGATTCGGTCGAAATAGTGGGATTTGGAGTACACAATCCAAAAAGAACTGCGCTTTATCGTAAGCAAGTCATGTTTGAGATAGGTTGAACGGATGCAAGAAAAACTGCTGACAAAACAGCAACAAGTTAATGAGATAATACGTTGTGGTAAAGACCCAGCGTATTTTATCAGAAAATATGCCAAGATCCAGCATCCGTTGAAAGGAACAATTCCTTTTGATCTTTATGATTTTCAGGAAGATTGCTTAAATGATTTTCAAAACAATCGTTTTAACATCGTTCTAAAATCTCGTCAGCTTGGTTTATCTACGATTTCAGCTGCATATGCAACTTGGTTAGCGATATTCTATAAAGACAAGAATGTCCTCGTCATCGCAACGAAACTAGCTACTGCACAGAACTTCATCAAAAAAGTTCATGTCATGCTACAATCGCTTCCAACTTGGTTGTTGATGCCGAAGTTTGAACCTTCAAAACAACAAATATCTTTTAGTAATGGTTCCCAAGTCAAAGCAGTTCCTACATCTGAAGATGCCGGTCGTTCTGAATCTCTATCTCTATTGATCGTTGACGAGTGTGCATTCATTAGAGACTTTGATACGATCTGGACAGGTTTGTATCCTACGTTGACAACAGGTGGTAATGCAATTCTTATTTCATCACCTAATGGTGTTGGTGGTCTGTATTATCGGTTATGGGTGGAAGCAGAAGCAGGAACAAATGAATTTAATCCGATAAGGTTACCGTGGACTGTCCATCCTGAGCATGATGAAGCTTGGTTTATTAAAGAGACTCGTAATCTTCCAAAGAGAAAAGTTAGTCAAGAGTATCTTTGTGACTTCATCACATCAGGTGACACATTCCTGCAATCAGAAGACTTAGAAGATCTTCGTTCTATGATTCGTCCACCGTTGGAGAAGACTGGATTTGATAGAAACATTTGGGTTTGGGAACAGCCCATCCTCGAAAAGAGCTATGTTATCTCTGCAGACGTTGCCCGCGGAGATGCTGCAGATTATTCTTCGTTTCACGTTCTTGATCAAAAGACTTGTGAAGTTGTTGCAGAATACATGGGTAAGATTCCACCTGAAAAGTTTGCTGATGTTCTTGCCGAGTGGGGAAAGAAATATAACAATGCCTTGTTGTGTCCCGAGAATAACACATTCGGATATTTCGTCAATGTTAAGTTGAGGGACACAGGATATCCGAGAATATACTATCACAATCATCGAGGAGATGCTTTAAACTACACTCCCCTTAACCAAGATGAATTGCCCGGGTTTCCTACGAACCAAAAGACGCGAGTACAAATTCTTACAAAATTAGAGGAATTAATCCGTAATAAGACTTTGAAGTGTTATTCTCAAAGGCTTTATGATCAACTCCAGGCCTTTATTTGGAACGGTAATAAACCAATGGCATCAAAAGATAGTCATGACGATTTGATCATGAGCCTTGCAATTGGTACGTGGTTGACTGAAGGCGGCACCGGTACAAATGATGCTGGTTATGCCATGGCTATGGCAATGTTAAAAGCCACTGGTGTTAGTAGCATCGACGCAAGGTCAATACCGAATAATCCAACTTATGCATTAGGCGCCAATGCGAAGGGCCAACATCAAATAAATCAGGCGAATGTTTATAAACTCAGGGAAGCTTCTCAAGTTAAGCATCTTGATCCTAAAACAGATCATGGAATGGATGATTTATCTTGGTTGTACAAGTGAGTGTATAGATATAGCAATGTGAGGTATGGAAATGAAGATTAATCTTAAGAAATTACAAGAGTCGATTAACAAAGACGCAAATCTCATTTATGAAGGTTTGAACACTGGTGAAGCAAAAAAGCTTTATGGTCTTGTTGTGGATCTATACGAGGAAATTAATTCCTTTGAAAAGGAAGCTCCTCATGCTGCTGTTAACGCACTGTCTCCTCATCTTAATCACGTTCATGAAATGTTGGAAAATATGTTGAGTGAACCGTTAAATTATGTTTCTAAGTTAGAAGATGAGCCTGCCGAAGAATTTGAATCTTCAGAAGAAGAAGAATTGGAACTTTCTGATGAGGAAGTTCCTTCTGAAGAAGATTTAGAGTCTGATGAAGATGAGCTTGAAATTGATTGACAGTTAATCAAATCGTTATTTTAAGTTTATAATATCTGTGGTTAGGGATTAAAGAAGGCATAAAGTGTCCAAAGACGATAGGAACAAGAACCTATTTCAACGATTGTCTCGACTTTTTAAAAGCGGGCCTGTCGTTAAACGTAAGGTAAAAACGTTTGATACAACGGTTGCAGTTGCTGACAAGGTAAAGTCATCAGGCGCTCTGTTATTTCAACGTTCTACATCACCTACATACTCTGTAATCACTGCAAATTCTTATAACTTATCAGAACGACTGATGAGGTATCAAGATTTTCAAGAGATGGAGTACACTGCCGAAATTGCAGCTGCAATGGACATCTATGCAGATGAGACAGTCGCACAGGATGACAAGGGAAGAGTTCTTCACGTTTATTCTGATGATGAAAAGATCAGGGACATTTTAGAGGATCTTTTTTATAACATCATCAACGTAGAGTTTAATCTTCGTTCTTGGGCAAGAAACTTGGTTAAGTACGGAGATTTCTTTCTTTATAATGATGTTTCTCCCACGCAGGGAGTCATTCATGCATTTCCAATCCCAGTAAATGAGATTGAGCGTGAAGAGAACTACGATCGTGAAGATCCGTTTGCTGTTAGATATCGTTGGTCAACATTGGGAAATAGAACACTGGAAAATTGGGAAGTAACCCATTTTCGTCTTCTTGGAAACGACATGTTTCTTCCTTATGGTTCATCATTGATTGAGCCTGCTCGTAGGATTTGGAGACAATTAATTCTACTAGAAGATGCGATGTTGGTGTATCGTATCGTTCGTGCCCCTGAGCGCCGTGTATTCTATATTGACGTAGCCAATATCCCTCCAGAAAACGTTCCAATGTATGTGGAGGAACAAAGAAAAAACCTTAGGTCCAGTCAGGTTATAGATCGTACAACGGGGCGTGTTGATCTTCGTTATAATCCTTTGAGCGTTGAGGACGATTACTTTATTGCTGTTCGTGGCGGTGAGTCAGGAACAAAGATTGATACACTTTCTGGCGGACAAAATGCTGCGTCTGTAGAAGATGTTCAGTATATGCAGAAGAAGTTATTTGCTGCATTAAAGGTTCCACGAGCATATCTTGGATACGATGAAATGCTTTCTTCTAAGGCAACGCTAGCGCAAGAGGACATTCGATTCTCTCGTACGATCGCTGTAATTCAAAAGACTTTGATTGCAGAGTTAAGCAAGTTAGCAATCATTCATTTATATTCTCATGGATATGACGGTGAAGATCTTCAAAACTTTACTCTTAGATTGTCAAATCCTTCAACGATTGCACAACAACAAAAATTAGAACTTTGGAAATCAAAGTTTGAAATTGGTGCAGCGCTTCCTGAAGGAATGGGTAGTCGTAGATTTGTTCAACGTGAAATTTGGGGTCTCAACGATGAAGAGATCGATGAGATGAATGATCAACGCTTGAAAGAGAAGATTACTGACTTAGGAATCGAAGGAGCCAAGGCTGGCGGTGGAGATGAAGGTGGCGAAGAAACACCGGCCTCTCCCGAAACACCGCCAGAAGAAGCGCCTGCAGCTGGAGAAGAAGAATCTACTGGGCTATTTGCTTCAGACAACGCCGCGGATGATGCGAAACCAGGCACTAAGCTTTTAATGTCTGGTGATATTGATGAAGATGAGATTTTACCATCTCTTGAAGAAAAAGACCTACCTGTAAAAAAGAGCAAGAGAACAAGAAAAGGTTCAAGACACAGAAAAACAAACGGGTTTGTAGATTTTGAAAGATCGTTAGATCATAGAAACGTTTTAGCAAAACCATTTGATGAAGAATTCTTTAGCAATCCTTTAGGCGAATCAACTAATCGAAAACAAATGTCGCAGCCTCCGCTATCTCCTGATATGATGTCTACTTTAAAGAAGATGTCAAATTCTTTAGGAATTGTTAAACAGTCAGAGGGACTGTTGACCGAAGGTGAAGAGGAAATAGATCTCAATGTCGAGGAATAACTCTAAAATTACTCGATATTTATGCCATTATTATCATCCGTCGATAATCGATGGATTTTCTGGAAGCAACCTGAAAGGATCTGACCCAAATGTCGGCTCATAACAAAAAAAGAAATACAGGACTATTATACGAGTTCCTCATTCACACAATTTCTCAGGCACTAGTAGATGATGATAAGCGAAAATCTTCTCGTGCCTTAAAGATAATCAAGACGCACTTTAAGCCTGGTACTGAGCTCTATAAGGAGTTTCGTCTTATTAATTCAATAATGAAGACGACAGTCAGTGCTGAATCAGTCGCATCATCAATTTTAGGTGAAGCGAAAGTTGCAGCAAGATCTCATGACGTAGATTCTCTTGATAGAGAAAAATCATTATTGATAAGATCAATCAATCACCAATTAAATGATGATCATTTTTATGATCAACAAATATCTGAGTACAGGACATTTGCTACAGTTCAAAATTTATTGAACAGTTGGAGATTAAAGTCCGCAGATCTTTCAAAGATGGCTGAGTATGAGGACCAAGTAGTTCGTTGGTTGGTTACTCCAAAGACGGAATCTAATGAGCAGATTACTACAGAGGGAACTGCTGGATCGAATCGCCTTCTCATGAAGATTATGATGAAGAAGCTCGGCGAAAAGTATGATGACACCTTGACCACGGAGCAAAAGTCTCTCATCAAGGCTTACGCTTTCTCTGCAGCAAGCGATGATGAAAAAACGATTACATTAAAACTCAATGAGATCAAGGGAAAACTTTTGAATTCAATTGAGTCTTATGTCGATAACAAAAAAGAAGAAAAATATCTCTCTGATAAGCTGAATGAAGTGAAGTCTGGCTTATTAAATGAGGTTAAGAAGGTTGATGATTCTGTCGTAGCAGAATACATGTTATACATCAAGTTGATTGATGAGTTGTCAGGAGGAGAAAATGTCTGATTTAAGATTGATTAATTCCTATCAAATTT